TTCGGAGATCCGCGCGACAAGAAAAAATTCCGCCGCTACATCGTATGGGGCGTTGAGGACGGCATCGTCTGCGCGTCCTTCATGGCCGGTATCGCGCTCGCCGGGTGGGTGTTCCACCTTATCTTCTCGGTCCTCGGCGTCGCATGAGACGTCCGGAGGTCATCTATATGTCCCCGGAAGAGCTGGCGGAGCGCCGCCGGCATGACCGCTGGGCCGCAAAAGGCCGCGCGCGGGTGGCGCTCCCGGGCCGTGTGGCCGTGATCGTACCGTGCGCATCGCCGTTCGCGGCGATCCAGTGCGCGGCGGAGCTGTGGGGCGTCCCATGGCAGGAAGTCGTCCACGGGGCGCGCGTCATGTGGGCGCCACCGGAGACATAAAAAGACACCGCCTGCGAAGATCGTCAAACCCGCAGGCGGTGAAAACCCAATAGCGCAGGGCGCGCTACACTATATATATATTATAGCACACAGTTGCCTGCCCTGCAAGCCGAAAAACGCTGACGCCGCAAGGCGTTTTCAGCTTCGGTAAGACCAATTACTAACTCGACCGGAGACAGGGAGGCAATCATGCCGTATGTACATCGCACCGTCGTGTGCGGCGACACGATCGAGCACCGCAAAATGTATTCATCCCGTGTGCACAGCAAGGAGGTCAAGCCGCGCAAGCGCGCATTTGCCGGTGAGACATCGCTCCGCCAGGAGCGCATCAACGAGCGCGTGGCCGAGGAACATCTGCGCTGGCTCATCAACTGCAACTACCATTATGGCGACTTCCACCTGGTGCTGCACTACTGGTGTAAAACCATCACACTGGAACAGGCCGAGCGGGACAGGGCCGCGTTCTTCCGCGAGCTGCGCAAGGCGTACGCCAAAGCGGGCAAGCGCTTGAAATACATCGCCGTGCTCGAAACCAAGCACATGACGAACGTGCATCATCACATCCTCCTGCCGCGCTTTGACGCGCAGATCATCGCCGCCGCCTGGACAAAGGTGACCAATGGCGCGGGCTCTATCAGCTTCCAGATGCTCGATGACCGCAAGAACCACGCAAAGCTCGCGTCCTACCTCATCAAGGAATCACGCTCCACCATGCGCCGCTGCCGCGAGCAGGGTATCCGCCGCCGGCGGTATACCTGCAGCGCCGGCATGGCCAAGCCGGAGATCCGCTATCAGGTGACCAAGGCCGAGACGTGGAGAAAAGAGCCGAAGGCCAGACGGGGGATGCATCTCTATCGCTTTGACGATGGGGCGGAGTATAAGAGCGGCTGGCACGAACTGAGCGGCTGGCCGTGGCAGGAGTATTACGAGATCAAAGACACCGCATAGGAAGGAGCAATTACAATGGGCATCAGCATGGACAGTCTGCCGCCGCGCTATCAGAAACAGGCGGCGCGCAAGCTGGATCCTGTGGCGTATGAAAAGGCGCTGCAGTTTTTCCACGCCGAGGAGTCGGCGAAAAACCCAGCGCGTCAGGCACAGGGGAGTATCAGCCGTGCGACCGGGGAAGGCTTTGAGGCGCAGATCCTTACGGCCTGCGCGTATTACCGGGCGCATGGCATCGCGGAGATCGACAAGACGCCGGAGCCAATCAAGGTCATTTCCGGCCGGCATCAGAATCCGAGCGGCTGCTGGTCGTTCGAGGCGGTTTTCACCAAGCAGGCGCAGCCGGATTTTCAGGGCACGATATGCGGCGGCAGCAGCGTAGTGTTCGAGGCCAAGGCCACGGACAAAGACCGCATCCTGCAAAGTGCGGTCACGGAAGAGCAGGCGCGTGCACTGGAATCGCACGCCAATATGGGTGCGCTGGCGTTTGTGCTGGTGTGCCTGCGCGGGCGCGCAGTGTATCGGGTCATGTGGGAGGACTGGCGCGATATGAAAAGGCTTTTTGGCCACAAGTACATGACGGCCGTGGAGCTGGAGCCGTACCGGGTGCAGATGCGTCAGGGCGTGATCCGGTTTCTCGGCGATCCGGAGTGAGGTGGGCACATGGCAATCAAAAACTATACGACGAAAGTGGACGTATATACGTCCATCGGGGAAATCCAAGGCGCGCTTGCACGCCACGGCGCCACCAAGATCATGATTGACTACGATAATGGCAAGCCGCAGGCGATCGCGTTTGGGATCGACACGCCGGTTGGGCCGCGTGGCTTCCGCCTGCCGGCGGCCGTGGATGGGACGCTGCGGGTGTTTGCAAATCAGAAGATCAAGGCCGACCGCGAGCAGGCGGAAATGACTGCGTGGCGGAACGTGCGCGACTGGGTGCTGGCGCAAATGGCGCTGATCGAATCCTGTGATGTGCCGATGCAGCAGATCTTCCTGCCGTATATGGCAGATGGTCGCGGACGGACGGTGTACGAGCTGTATGCCGCCGGGCAGCTCGCAATCGGTGCGGGGGAGGCGACATGATGCTGCGCACACAGGAGACACTTGACGGCGAGATCATCGTTGACAGCTTTGCCGGTGGCGGCGGCGCGTCCACGGGCATTGAGCTGGCGCTGGGGCGAATCGTCAATGCGGCGATCAATCACGACCCGGCAGCGATCCGGATGCACGAAGCGAACCATCCGTACACGGAGCATTACCAGGCATCTGTCTGGGATGTGGATCCGGAGACGGTCTGCCGAGGGCGGCCGGTGGCACTGGCATGGTTCTCTCCGGACTGCAAGCATTTTTCAAAGGCAAAGGGCGCAGCACTTGTTGACCGCAAGATCCGGGGCCTCGCGTGGATTGCCCTGCGCTGGGCGGCGAAGGTGCGCCCGCGCGTCATCATCCTTGAAAACGTCGAAGAGTTCCAGACGTGGGGGCCGGTGCGTAAGGGGAAGCCGGTAAAGAAACTGGCCGGTACGACGTTCCAGAAGTTTGTCGGGCAGCTTCGGGCACTGGGGTATACCGTGGAATGGCGCGAGCTGGTGGCAGCCGACTATGGTGCGCCGACTACCAGACGCCGGCTGGTGCTGATCGCCCGCTGCGACGGACGTGCGATCGTCTGGCCGGAGCGCACACGCGCCCCGCGAGACAGTGCGGAAGTGCGCAGCGGAAAACTGCTGCCATGGCGCAGCGCCGCGGAGATCATCGACTGGTCGCTGCCGTGCCCTTCGATTTTTTCGACGAAGGATGAAATCCACGAGCGGTACGGCATTTCCGCCGTCCGGCCGCTGGCGGACAACACCATGCGCCGCATTATTCGCGGCGTGGACAAGTTCACGATCAAATCCGGGGCACCGTTCATCGTTGATTGTAACCATTCCGGAAGTGGGCACGTCACGGATAGCCAAGAGCCGTGTAAAACGATTACGGCAAAGCACACCGGAGGCATTTGCCAGCCGATTCTCGCTCCGCTGACGATGACAAATACCAGCAACAGTGTCGGGGCGCCGGTCTCCGAACCAATGAACACAGTCCGTACAGGCGGAGGCGGCGGGCAGATGCTGCTATCGCCGTCACTGATCCAGTATCACACGGAGAAAACAGAAAGCGCCCGAGCGGCTGGACTGGATAAGCCCGTCTGCACGGTGGACGCCTCGAACCGTTACGGCCTTACCTGCGCGAATCTGGTGGAGTATTACGGCGGCGGCCGGCCGTTGGATGTGCAAAGCCCGATGCATACGGTCACGAGTCACGACCGGGAAGCCGTGGTTGCTGCACATGTAGTCAAGTACAAGCGGGACGAGGTCGGCACACGGCCGTCGGAGCCGCTGCCGACACAGACAGCGGGCGGCGTGTTTGGCTGCTGCAAGGCAGTGCTTTGTAAAATCGGCACATCCGAGCGGATTCACTACTGGCCGCAGATCCGCGATCTGCTGAACCGGTACTGTGGCTACGCACTGGGCACGGATGACCTGCTGCTCCTGTCAATCGGCGGTGTGCTGTACTATATCGCGGATATCGGCTTGCGGATGCTGTCGCCTCGGGAGCTGTACAACGCCATGGGCTTTCCGCCGGATTACATCATCGACCATGATGCGGACGGAAAGCCATACCCGAAGACACAGCAAGTAGCCAGATGCGGCAATGCCGTCTGCCCGCCGATGGCTGCGGCCGTTGTGGCAGCGAACCTCCCGGAGTATGCAGCGCCAGGGAAAATTGAGACAATGGCCGCACTCGCTGATGCGGTGGCCATGTAAAAAACAAAGGAGGACAATCATGAATCACGAAACCCAAAGAGCGAGCATCCTGCAGATGGCGCAGGGTGCATTCCAGGAGCGCGTGGACTATGAGATGCAGCGCTGTGTTGACAACATCCTTGACGTCAACACCAAAGCAACCGCAAAGCGCAAGATCACGCTGACGATCGAGCTGACACCGGACGATGACCGCCGGCAGATCCGCGTGAATGTTGTTGCCAAGGCCACGCTCGCGGCGACCAATCCGGTCGCAACGTCGCTTTGCGTTACCACTGATGGCAATGGGGAAATGGTCGTTGCCGAAATGGTGCCGCAGCTCCCCGGCCAGATGCGCATGGACGGGCATGAACAGGAAGCACCGAAAATTCTGAATCTGCTGCAGGCCAGCCAGCAGGCAGCCGAATAACGAAGGAGGATATGACAATGTTCGCAGAAATGATCGACAAAATCGTGAGCCTGAAAGAAACCAAAATCTTCGAAATTGATGGGCAGACCTATTCCGACGCCAATCTTACGCGGATCCCGCCGCATGTGGATCGTCCCGATTCCGTCAGCGTCAGTGGTCTGGATGCTGTCTGCAAGCTGGTGCGCACCGAGATCGCAAAGGTTGGGACGACCATCATGGTACATGTCCGGGATTATAACAAGGTCGAAGTAATGACGACGTATCTGCCGGACTTCTCCCGCAATGTCCTGTATCGTGCGCAGGCGGACGCGCCGGGCATGCGCACTGGCTGGCGTGACCGAGAAACTGCGCTGATCGAGCTGCGCAGTTTGTTCATCCCGAACGGAGGCACGGAGTATCTGCTGGATCTGCTCAGCCGTATGTCCGATGAGAACACAGTGTCTACCAACGATAATGGCGTCACGCAGGCCGTGACGGCGCGGCAGGGCGTTGCGCTCAACGCAGTCGTTAATGTGCGGCCGCGGATTAAACTGCAGCCGTTCCGCACGTTCCTTGAGGTCGCGCAGCCGGAAAGCGAATTCCTCCTGCGCGTGGACAGCGAGAAAGGCATCGCCTTTTTCGAGGCGGATGGCGGCATCTGGCGTCTGGAAGCGAAACGCAACATCGCTGAGTATTTCGAGCGCGGCCTGAAAGACCTGATTGAACAGGGCAAGGTCGTCATCATGCAGTGATTCGATAGCACACTGGGCGGGAGAATTCGCCCGGTGCTCTGAAAGGAGGGCAACCATGAAGATCTACATATCAGGGAAAATCGCCGGGGATCCGGATTATAAGGGGAAATTCGCCCGAGCGGCTGCACAGCTTGAGCAGATGGGCGCGACGGTCATCAATCCGGCCACAGCGCCGGAGGGGCTGGCCAAGCTGGACTATATGCGCATCTGTTTCGCCGAGATGGAGGCGGTGGACTACGTCGTGTTTCTTCCGGACTGGGCGGAATCTGCCGGTGCGAAGCTGGAACGCGCGTGGTGCGACTATGTCGGCGTGCCGACGATGAATTATGATGATTTTCTGGAAGATATGCTAGCAAGGGAGAAGCGCGGTGGAACTTTCCGTGACCTGCTGGCTGTTGAGTATCCTGCTTTGGTAGATGAAGCATTTTCCGGTGGCTGTTGTGGATGCCCGCAAGACTATGGCTACGAGCCGATGAACAAGCCGTGCCCGCATAGTTCGGTGAATGCTGTGTTGTGCGCGGCCTGCTGGGATCGCATCGTCCCGGGGAGCGAGGCGGTGTGAAATGATGACTGACAAAGGAGGTGAGGATGTTGGACTGGAAACGGGAGGCGGCTGATGAGCTGCGCAACTACATGAACCGAAAGGCGGCAATTGCAAACATCAGCGATCAGATCGCTGACCTGGCGACAGAGATCACAAGCATCCGCAGCGCATCGGCGGACGGCAGTCCGGTCGCCGGCGGCTCAAACGGCAGGGACGATGCGCTCGTCAACAACATCCTGAAACGTGAGCGGCTGGAAGAGGCGCAGCGCTTGACCGAGAACCGGGTGCGCCGCGTGGATCGTGCCTTGAATCAGCTCTCAGAGCGGGACCGCTGCGTGCTGCAGCGTTTTTACATCACGCCGTGTATCGGCGGCGTCGAGCGGCTGTGCCGGGAATTGGCCATTGAGAAGCCAACAGCATACCGTTGGAAAGACAGCGCGCTGCGGAATTTCACGATTATCATGTATGGCCTCACGGAGAGCTGACGAAAAGATGAGAAAAAAGTGAGACGATTTTTTCGAAAATCTGTGTTAAAGTGATATCGCGGGATTGTGAGAGAGACCAATCCCACACCTTCCATTGTGATATACCTCTCTTCCTTTGATCCTTTTTGCAGAATGTACGCATGGCTTTTCCTCTTGTCTCTGTCAACTCCGGTTTTCTCATGTCTCTCAACAAAGCAAAGCACCGGCCTGGTTTCGGGTTCGGTGCTTTGTGCATTCTGGTGCGGTTATGAATCTGAAACAACTTACCTACAAACTGCAGGCGGCGCTGAACCAGCGCGGCGAGCATTACAAAGTCAATCAGTTACAGCACTACTCCGAGCGGCTTGGCCGGATGGTAACAAAATACGTGCTGGAAAAGGCAGAAACCGATGAAACCGGGAAGCATATCAGCACGCGCGTACTGGAGACTTACAGCATGGCGGATGTCGTAAAAACGCTGGCGAAAATCTATAGCGGGTGATCCCATGAATCTCACGCCAAAGCAGCGCGCTTTTGCGGATTTTTACATCGAATTGGGCAACGCGACCGAGGCGGCGCGCAGAGCGGGGTACTCGGCGAAAACCGCCAAATCCATCGGAGCGGAAAACCTGACAAAACCTGACATCAAAATCTATATAGCGCGGCGGCAGGAAAAAATCGAATCCGAGCGCACGGCATCCCTGAAAGAGATCCAGGAGCTGCGCACGGCGATCATGCGTGGGCAGGAAAAAGACCAGTTCGGCATTGAAACCTCCATCGCTGACCGCCTCCGTGCGGCGGGCGATTTGGAGAAGTCGCTGCGTATCAAGGAAGAGCAGGAAACAAAGGCAGCAGCACGCGCATCCGCACATTATGAGCTGCCGGCGCGCGTACTAGGCCGGGCATTTGTCGACATCAACCGGCGCATTCAGCCGAACATGACGTATGTCTTTGAAGGCGGCCGCGGCGGCCTGAAATCATCGTATATATCCCTGAAAATCGTCGAGCTGCTGAAAAACAACCCGACGATGCATGCCTGTATCATCCGAAAGATGGGCAACACCCTGAAAGACAGCGTGTATGCCCAGATGAAATGGGCGATCAACGAACTGGGGCTGTATGATGAATTCAGCTGCAAGCTGTCGCCGCTGGAAATCATCCTGAAAGAAACCGGCCAGACGATCTATTTTCGCGGCTGTGACGACCCGCTGAAACTGAAATCCATCAAGCCGCCGTTTGGGTATATCGGCATCCTGTGGAAGGAAGAAAAAGACCAGCTTTGCGGGCCGGAAGAAGAACGTTCTATCAACCAATCCGTGCTGCGCGGCGGAGCGGATTCCTACGACTTTTCGTCCTATAACCCGCCGAAATCCAAGTCCAGTTGGGTCAACAAGGAGCGGCTTGTCCCGGATCCGGGGCGCGTTTTTCATCATTCCAGTTACACGGAAGCGCCACCGGAATGGCTGGGCGCAAAGTTTATCGCCGACGCGGAACACCTGAAGGAAGTCAACCCGGCCGCGTACGAACATGAATACGAGGGCGTGGCCAACGGTGACGGCGGCAGCGTCTTTGACTATCTGGAACTGAGGGAAATCACGGACGAAGAAATTTCGCATTTTGACCGCATCTTTCAGGGAGAGGACTGGGGCTGGTATCCCGATCCGTACTGCTTCATTCGCTGCTACTACGACAGCGACCGCGAGGCGGTGTATATCTTCGCAGAACACTACGTCAACAAGGAATCGAACGAGCAGACGGCGCGCTGGATCATCGAGCACGGCTATGACGATTACACCATCACGGCCGATTCGGCCGAACCGAAAAGCGTCAACGATCACCGCGAAATGGGTCTGCCGGTCACCGGCGCCGTTAAAGGCCCGGGCTCAATCGAACACGGCATGAAGTGGCTGCAGCGTCGGCGCATCATCATCGACCCGGTGCGCTGCCCGAATGCAGCGAAAGAATTTTCGGAATACGAATACGAGCGGGACAGGGACGGCAACGTCGTCACCGGATACCCGGACGTAAATAACCATAGCATCGATGCCACGCGGTACGCACTGGAACCGCTGACGATGCGCAGGGGGGCAATTGCATGACTGTAAATATTTTGGGGACGGAATATAAAATCATTGAAGCCGCGGCGGCCGAAGATGCAATGCTTGAGAAATGCGATGGTTACTGCGACAAAACGGTAAAAACCATTGTTATTTCAAAAAAGGCCAAAGACTGCGATCTGAAAGATTTTAGCGTCTATCAGAAAAAAGTCGTGCGTCATGAGATCATTCATGCGTTTCTGTATGAAAGCGGGCTGTCCGAAAACTTTACACATCCGGAATACGGCCATGACGAAACATACGTGGATTGGATTGCTTCGCAGTTCCCGAAAATGTGCGAAGTATTCAAGGAGGTTGGCTGCCTGTGAAAATCAATATCCCGCTGGACAGTGTGAAGAAGCAGATCCGTGAAGAATTCCGCATTGCGCCGCTGGTAACGCCGGAAATGCGCGAAGCGGAAGACCTGTGGATGCAGATCTGGATGGGCACCCCGCCGTGGGCAAACGATCAGGATCGCACCATCAATTTTGCAAAGGCAGTGACCGGCGAAGCTGCGCGTCTTGCGACGATGGGCGTCAGCGTCGAACTGTCCGGCTCGGCCCGCGCGGATTGGCTGCAGGAACGTCTGAATGAAGAACTGATTCCGTTCCTGCGTGACATGGTGGACGTGGGCTGCGCTGCTGGCATGTTCTTGCTGAAGCCCACGCCGGACAGCATCGGCCTGTACACGCCGCCGGAATTTACGATCACGGCTGTGGATAACCGCAAGCGTGTGATCGGCGTCGTGCTGTATGACACAAAGGCAACGCCGGATTATTACTACGTCAAGGCCGAATACCACCGCTACGACGGGACGCATTATGTGGTTTCCAACCGCGCGTTCCGGCTGACGAAGGGCAAAACAGCGGCATCCCGTGCGAATCTGGACGAAGTGCCGGATTGGGTGGGCATCCTGCCGGACGCCGTGCTAGATGATACCGCGCCGCTGTTTGCCGTGTGCACCATGCCGGACGCCAACAACATCGACGGCGGCGCTTGCGGTATGTCCATCTATGCCAACGCCTTGCCGGAGCTGCGCGGGCTGGACGTCGCATGGTCGGCTATGGTGGACGAAATTCAGGATTCCCGGTCGATCGCCCTTGTGGATGACCGGCTGCTGCGCGAGCCCGGCCGGAAAAATGTTTCCGTGCGGCTGCCGCGCTATGTGCAAAACGTTGCCGGTTCAGCGGCGGAAAGTTTCTATCAGGAAATCGACCGCAAGCTGAAAACCGGAGAACGCCAGACCGGCATCAATATGCTGCTGCAAAGCCTGTCGACCAAGTGCGGCTTTTCCGAAGGCTATTTCAGCTTCAACGAAAAGCAGGGCCTTGCCACTGCGACACAGGTGGAAGCTGATGACCGCCGCACCATCCAGCGCATTAAGGACATCCGTGACCGCATCCAGAATGCTGTGGATGACCTGATTCAGGCGCTGAATGACTATGCCGATATCTACGACCTGGCGCCGTATGGTACGTATACCGTGGCGTACAATTTCGGAGACATCACATACAGCTACGAAGAAGACCGGCAGAACACAAAAAGCCTTTGCCAGCTCGGCGTTTTGCCGTGGTGGATGTATCTGGTGCGCTTTGAAGGATTCAGCGAAGACGATGCGAAAGCGGCCTATGCCGAAGCCAACACGGCGAAACCGGGGCTGTTCCCTGATACCGAATGATCACCCCGGAACAGTTCCAGGAGATTGGCGAAACCCTGCTGCCGCTGCTGGACGACCTGACGGAATGGATCGCCCGCGACATGATCGAGCGCTTCATGATCCGCTTCGGCCGCGGCGAAAAGAAGCTGCTGACCGGCACGGATGAATGGCAGGCGTGGGTGCTGAAACAGGCCGGCGGGAATCTGGACGAGATCCAGAAGGCGTTGGCCAAAAGCACCGGCAAATCGCAGCAGGAGATTGCGAAGATCTTCAAGGATAGCGGCATTCAGGCGGCAAAGGCAGACGCCGAAGCTGCCGCTGTGACGTTTTCCGGCCTGTCGCCCCGCATGATGGCGATCATTACAGACGCCTATGAACGCACGGCCGGTGAAATATCCAACATCACGCGCACGACTGCCGGTGCGACCAATCAGGCGTTTATCGACATCTGCGACGCGGCATATTGGAAAGTGCGCACCGGCGCGCAGTCCTACACCGCCGCCATGCTGGATGGCATAAAAGAGCTGGGGCAGATGCAGCCGATCGTGCGCTATCCGTCCGGCCATAAGGACACGCTGGAAGTGGCGGTACTGCGCTGCATCCGCACCGGCGTGGCGCAGTCATCCGGTAACATGACGATCCAGCAGTGCAAAGACATGGGCTGGAATCACGTGCTGGTGTCGCAGCATCTGGGCGCGCGCGTATCCGATACCGATCCGATCGCCGATCATGCCGGCTGGCAGGGCAAGGTGTACTGCATCGATGGCAAGGGCGCGCAGTTTGATAACCTGCTGGATGCGACCGGCTACCCGGAGAACCCGCTGGGCCTGTGCGGCTATAACTGCCGCCATTCCTTCACGCCGTTCCTGCCGGGCGTTAGCCGGAATAATAACAAGCCGATCGATACCGAAGCCAACCGCCGCGCGTATGAGCTGTCGCAGACGCAGCGCGCGATGGAACGCCGCATCCGGGCGCAGAAGCGCAAGTGTGCGGCGCTGCACACAGCCGCGAAAAGTTGCGAAGATCCGGCAGCCAAGGCAAAATTGCGGGAGAAATACACGCAGTCCGCCAAGCGCCTGCAGGAGCAGAACGCGGCCTACACGAAGTTCTGCGCCGATAACGATTTGAAACCGTATCATGAGCGGCTGGCCGTTGCCGGCTGGGATCGCTCGGCGGCATCAACTGCGTCTGCGGCGGTGCGCTCTGGACGGGCGCCGGTGGAAACCGTTGATGCGAAACTGGCCCGGGCGCCGCAAGAGCCGCCGGTGATTGCAAAGCTGGATGCACAGCGTTATTCCTGCGTCGCGGAGCATATTCGTTCCAGCTATGTTATATTGACCGAGAAGCAAAAAGAACATATCATAGAACGGCGCGGGAAAGAGTTTTACAATAAATACAGCCCTTATTTCAAAGAAATAATCGAAAATCCAGACTACATTTTCAAAGACAAAAAGTTTGAAAATACCGCCATTGCGAGTAAAACCATATCGCTTAATTCAAAGAATATCAGCATTGTGGTACGCATTGCCGTAGAAGGAGACGAGCCGTGGCGGAAAAGTTCCGTTATTACTGTCATGTGCGAAAATGCAAAACGCTATAGGCAGCGCGTCCGGAACAATATTATTCTTTACAAAAGGGAATAATCTGGCTATAATATAATTATCATAAAGACAGGCGTTTGAGGTGGTAAATTTCGTAGCGACCACACGCCTTAATGGTAAAAAAAGAGATGCAGGAGGATGCTACGCCTGCCAAGCGCCTGTCTTTGTGTAAACGCTGAAGCAGAGAATTATTTTATATAATAATCACGAGAACCATCTTACCAATCGGCAAGGTGGTTTTCTTATACCCAAAATCGAATCAGGATACGCAGGGGCGGACGGGAAACCGGCTGCCCCTTTGCCATATCACGACCCTGCCGGTGGTTCATCCGGCTCAATCCGTACAGCTGACGAGCTGTTAAAAATCACGTTCAGGAGGATTACGCATGAAGAACATCGAGACCATTCTTTCCGACTTCGGTATTACGATTCCGGAAGGAAAAGCGGCGGATCTGCGCAAGGCCGTCGCCGAGAACTACAAGACCGTGGCGGAATTCACCAAATTGCAGGAACGCCACGACGCGCTGGACACATCGCTGAAAGACGTGCAGGGCAAGCTTGCCGCCTTTGACGGCGTGGATGTCGCAGCGCTGAAAGGTCAGATCACGACCTTGACCAATGACCTGCAGACCGAGCGGGACAACCGCAAGAAGGACGCCGCCGCTGTGAAGCTGCGCAGCACGGTGGACACGTTCCTGTCGGGCAAGCATTTCGTCAACGACATTACGCGCGAAAGCATCACGGACAAGCTGGTGACGGCACTGGGGTCTGACGATGCGCGCGGCAAGTCGATCGACGATCTGTTTACCGGCCTTGTCACCGATCAGAACGGCAAGGAGATCCCCGGCATCCTTGTGGCCGACCCCGCCAGCAAGGCGCGCTTTTCGTCTGATCACAGCGGCCTGGTGCCGCCGGCGGGAGGCGCGAAAGAATACGTAGCCCAGAAATACAAAAACAACCCGTTTTTCAGGGGCTAAGACTACGAAAGGAAATGATGATCTATGTCTATCCAGTATGGATCCATGTATGTCGATGAACAGTACAAGGCAACTGTTCTTCCCAACCTGTTTTATAAGACCTGGCTTGTGCCCGGCGTGACCTATCAGGACGTGATGGTCGACGGCGCCGGCGGCTGCTACTGGCACAAGCTGACCTCCACCGCAGCGTCTGTCGGTACGCCCGGCCGTGACTTCACGGACACCGCTGCCGCTGATACGCTGGTGCAGGCTGTTTTCAACAACAACCTGCAGGCGTCGAAGAAGATCTACGGCGTGCAGGCGGCTGCTGTGGCGTTCCCGATTGCCGAGGAGCATCTGGCCCTCGCCACCCGCGAAGTCGCGGAGGCAAAGAACCAGTGCGCGTTGGCCTGCCTGATCTCCGAGGGTACGGCGTCCACCAACACCACGAAGACCACTGCGGCCAACTTCAAGGCGCAGGTACTGGCAGAACGCAAAGCCATGGTCAAGGCAAAGGCCAATCCCACCATCGTGCTTTGCAGCCCGGACTTCTTTGCCACGATGCTGGAATTTGCCGGTGAGAAGTACATCCCGACGTCCAACGAAATGCTGCTCGCCGCCGCTGCCGGCGGTCAGGTCGGCAGCTTCATGGGATTCACGTGGATCGAAGTCAATGGCTTCGCGTCGTCCGCAGATCTCGCCTATTATCCGCACGGCGGTACGAAGGCCAGCGTCACGGCGGCGAACCTGGCGAAGGTGGAATTCATCATGTACGATCCGAACGCCTTCGGTGTCGGCGATAACTTCAGCATCGTCCGCATGGTCGACTCCGAGCTTTTCGCCGGCAGCAAGGCGCAGGTCGAGGAAAACGCCGCCCTGCGTGTGCTGGACGCTGCGCAGGTGCACGTGAAGTCCTACGCAAGCGCGTGATCGGCAGGTGAATCACGGTGTACGCGGATTTTGACACATACGTAAAACGGTACGGGGACGATCTGTCCCCTTTCCGAGACGAAGTGACTGCTGCCCGCTACCTGCGTGCGGCGTCGCGGGAGATCGACCGCTTTACGTTTGACCGCTTCGGCGGCACGCTGCCGGAATCCACGATCGACGCCGAAAAGCTGCAGGACTGCGCGTGCGAACTGGCCGAATGCCTTTACCGCATTGACCAGGCGCGTGACAGCGCAGCGGAAACCGCAGACGTCGGCGGCGTAAAAACCGCCGGCCCTGTGGCGTCGGTGTCGTCCGGCAGCGAATCGATCACATATAAAGCGGCCGACAGCTGCTACACGACCGCCGCGAAGACCATAGCAGCGCGAGACGCGCTGGTGTTTGACTTGCTTCGGCGCTGGCTTTCGGGCGTGGCCGTGGATGGCGTCCTTGTGCTGTACGCGGGGGTGACGTGCTGATGCTTCTGCATAGCGATACGATCACGCTTTTTTCGCGCGTGCGCGGCGCGCGCGGTCAGGCCGATACGTGGGCGCGGCACGTGCTTGCCGGCGTCAAGGTGGAAGCAAAAACCGCTATGGCGCCAGGTACGACCGGCGACGTGCCTGGGCACTATGTGCTGCTGCTTGTGCCGAAAGCGGCCATTGGCTCGCTGACCTATGCGACGCCGGAAGTGTACCAGGCGGCGGATGATCGCAGTAGACTGATCGCATTTCAGCCCGGCGACTATTTCTGCCGCGGCGATCACGACTGGGCGGAATACGACGCGCTGTGCAAGGTCACAGAATGCCACCGCATTACATCCTGCGCGTGGTTTCCGCTTGTTCCACATTTTGAGGTGACGGCATCATGAGCGACATCCGGCACTATAAGAACGTCAGCTATGTCAAAGGGCACGTCCGGGTAAATCTCCGGTTCGCCAAATACGGCCCGCGGTTCGCCAAAGCGCAGGAATGGCTGGGGCAGCAGGTGCTTGCGGACAGCAAGCTGTATATGCCGCTGAAAACCGGCAGTTTGCAGCAGCAATCGTATGTCACCGAAGGCGGCCGGCAGGTTGTGTTCCCCGGCCCATATGCGCGGTATCTGTATATGGGCAAGGTCATGGTCGACCCGGAAACCGGTTCGCCGTGGGCGCGCAAGGGCGCCGTGAAAGTTGTGACTGACCGCGATCTGCGGTTTGCGACCGGCGTGCCGCACTGGGCGGAAGTCGCGCAAAACGAACACGGCAAGGAATGGGCCACGGAGTGCAAGCGGATCATCCTGGGGGAATCAAATGGTTGACACGAAAGATTTTTCAACGATCCTGAGCGGCTTGCTGAATGACTTCCCGGCCATCGGTGCGCGGGAAATCCGATTCAGCGAGCTGGGCGACAAGTCCGGTGTCGGGATCTATCCGTCCGCTGCGGCGACGGTAATCAGCGAAACGACCGACATCATGGGCGGCGTGTACCAGAAATGCAACTATGCGTTTCAGGTGGTATATCGCGCCGTGCCGCAATCAGAAACTGACCGCATCCACATCAAGGGGTGGCTGGACAAGCTGGCGCGGTGGCTGGAAAAACAGCCGATCACGGCGGATGGTCAGCAGCACACGCTTGCCGCGTGGCCGGATCTCGGCGATGGCCGGACGATCACCGCATTTGTGCAGGTGTCGGCGGCCTATCTTGCCGGGCGCTATGCCGACGGCGTGGAAGACTGGGCCGTGTCCCTGTCGATGCGGTACGACAATAATTTTGAAAGGTGATGCATTATGCCTGAAAGTACGACTTTTAACACCACTGCGGGTCAGACGATCGCCCGTAAGCTGCTGATGGCCTTCCTGAATACCGGCACGGCCTCTGCGCCGGTTTGGTCGATCGTCGGCAAGCGCGTGGAAGACAGCAGCCAGGAATATGACTGGAACAAGGAGACCACGCAGGACATTCTTGGCAACACGTTTACCACCATGTCCGCGCCGACCATCACGCAGACCTTTGACCCGTGCAATCTGGACGCCGGCGAGACCGCACTGACGAAGCTGTGGCAGCTGGCGATCAAGGATCAGGACGTTGCCGCGCTGGCCGAACAGGACATGATGATCGTGCACTGCTATGCCGGCACGAAGGACACGGCGATGTTTGCAGAGCGCTATAGCGGCTGCGCAATCGAAGTGAAGTCGCTGGGCGGAGACAAGACGGTGGACATGCCGTTTGACGTGACCTACGGCGGCACGCGCACGGTCGGCACGGCGGCCATTGCGGACGGCGTGGCCACGTTCACGAAGGCGACGGCATAAGGGGGGGTGACGGCGTGAGCAATAACATTTCTTTTGAAACCGGCCTGAAAGCGTTCACCATTAACGGCGACGCAAACCGGAAGATCTATTTTGACCCGAACGACATCGGTATCATCGACCGGCTGGAAGCGGCAGCGATGGCGATCAAGGCCAAAGCCGACGAAATGGGCACGCAGGAAAGCGATACGGACGCTCGCACGACAATCCGCGAGCTGGACGCCTACGCACGCGAACAGGTGGACGCGGCGTTCCCTTCGCCCGTCTGCGATACAGTGTTCGGCAAAGCCTACTGCGTTTCGCTCACGCCGTCCGGTTCCCTGCAAATCATTTCGTTCCTGGAAGCGGTTTCGCGCCAGATCCGGCGCGAGATGGACGTTGCGACCGCTGCCGCGCAGAAGCGCCAGGCAAAATACCTGGATAAATACAGCGGCGGCGGTCAGCGCAGGAAGAAGCGCAGATCATGAATACCGGCCTGCCGACAAATGCAGTCTTCGGCGGCCGGTGTTTTCGTATCCGCAGCGACTTCCGCGAAATTCTGGACATCTGCGCCGCACTGAATGACCCGGATCTGACAGATCAGGATCGCGCCGAAGTGGCGGTCAAGATCTTTTACCCGGACTGGGATCAGATCACGGACATGGCTGCCGCGGTGAAATTCATGCTGTGGTTTTTGGATGGTGGTGTGGATCGCGGCGACCAGCGGCAGCAGCCGAAGCAGATGGACTGGGAGCAGGATTTCCCGATGATCATTGCACCGATCAACCGCGTAGCCGGGCAGGACGTGCGCGCGCTGCCGTATATGCACTGGTGGACGTTCATCGGATATTATATGGAGATCGGTGACTGCACGTTTTCCACGATCCTGGACATCCGGCGAAAGCTACGCAAGCACAAGAAGCTGGAAAAGTGGGAACGCGAATACTACGACGAAAACCGGGAATTGATCGATTTCAAGTCGGCGCATCTGACCGACGACGAAGATGAATTCATCCGGCAGCTGATGACAGGGGGTGTGCGCGATGGCTGATGTTGTCGGCGATCTGGTATACGAAGCAGCGATTGATAGCGGCAAGTTTGACGCGGGGCTTGCGAAGCTCGAAAACAACGCGAAAAAGGCCGCGAACAACGTGGACAAGGCCGCGCAGAAGGTCGACGAATTGAGAAAGCAGCTCGCGGAGCTGCGGGCCGTCGAAGAAAGCGAAAAGAAAACCAGAAAAACCGGGACGGTATCGCAGGAGACTGCCGAAGCGATCCAGAAAACAACGCAGCAGCTGAAAACGGCGCAGCTTAATCTGGAAGGCAGCCAGATCGCGCATGAAAAAGCCAGTGCTGCCGTAAGCGAATATGTGGGAAAGCAGCGTCTTGCTGCTTTGACGACGCAGAATGTGTCAGAACAATTTAAGAAATTCACCAAACGAATTGCTGGCTTAGCAAAGCGCGTCTTCATTTTCACCATGATTACCAAAGCACTGCGTGCGATGCGCAAAATGCTGCTTAGCACAATCGGTGCAGACAAGCAAATGTCAACATCTTTGGCGCAGATCAGGGGGAATCTGATTTCCGCTTTTGCGCCGATCTATAACTATATTTTGCCGGCAATTCGAACGCTTCTGGCGTGGCTTTCCAAATTGACTGCCGTTGTGTCCGTGTTTATCAATTCGTTGTTTGGCAAAACGGCTTCACAAGCGGATGCATCTGCAAAGGCACTGTATAATCAGGCTTCCGCAACCGAGGCCGCAGGGGACGCGGCCGAGAAGGCAAAAAAACAGCTTTCCGGGCTAGATGAAATGAACCGCTGGGAATCGAACGATAGTTCCGGCGGCGGTGGAGGCGGTTCGTCTGGCATAGCGCCGAAATTTGATTTGTCCGATCAGGTCGACACCGGAAAAATTGGCAAGATCGCAGCCGTTGTCCGCGAGCTATCGCCGTATGTGGCGGCGGTGGCGGCTGGATTCGCTGCGTGGAAAATCGGAAAGAAGTTCCTGGGGAATTTGTCGAAGGCAAAGCAGCTGGCGCTTGCTGTCGCTGGGGCTGTCCTGATGGCCATCAACGTTGCCGATATGCTTAAAAACGGCATAAATTTCGATAATCTGACAGGGTACATCATCGGCGCTGCTGCGGCTGTCATTGGGCTTGGGCTGGCATTTGGTGTGCTTGGCGGGGCAATCACGGCAATCGTCGCGGGGCTTGTCCTTCTTGGCGTGGCAATTCGTGATGTGATTAAAAACGGCTTCAACAATAAGAATCTTACGGCTATTACCGTGGCGCTGCTAACTATTGGCGGTGCTATTGCTATCATCACAGGGGCGTGGATACCGCTGCTGATTGCCGCTATAGCTGCAGTGGTCGTGTGGATAGTTGCAAAATGGACGTCCATAAAGGAATGGATCAGTAAAACGATCAGCAGTATCGATGCGGCCTTTGAGCAGTTTCTTGCCAACGTAGAAGAGAGCGTTGCAGCGGCAGTGGACTGGGTCATCGAAAAATGGACGGCCGTAAAGGACTGGTTCAGCGGCCTGTGGGAAAAGGTCTCATCCGGCGCTGTGGCTGCGTGGGATGGAATCAAAAGCGCCTTCAAGTCTGTGCCGGAGTGGTTTCAGAGCAAATTCCGAGACGCATGGCAGAAGGTCAAGGACGTGTTTTCGACAGGCGGCCGTATCTGGTCAGGCATCAAGGAGGGCATCGAAAGCACCTTCCGCACGGTCGTCAACGCAATTATCCGCGGCATGAACACGATCATCGCCGTGCCGTTCAACAAGATCAATTCCATGCTGAATACGATCCGCAATGCGCACTTCCTTGGCATTTCCCCGTTCCAGAATATGTGGGGCGTGAATCCACTGCCAGTGCCGCAGATCCCGATGCTGGCGCGCGGAGCGGTCATTCCGGCGAACCGGCAGTTCTTGGCCGTGTTGGGCGACCAGCGCAACGGCAACAACCTGGAAGCGCCGGAATCCCTGCTGCGCCAGATTGTGCGCGAAGAAGCCGGCGGTGCCGGCAGCCGATACGAGTTTATCGCCCGGTTGGATCGCCGCACACTGTTTGATGAAGTAATCACCGAAGCAAAATTGCGGAAAGGGCAAACGGGCAAAAACCCGCTTGTAGCGGTGTAACACATGGCACAGGAATACATTAAAATTCGAAAAAGTCCGTCGGATGACTGGCTGGTACTTCCGCAGCCGGATTCCGGCGCGCTGTCGTATGACTTCGAAACAACTTACACGGAGGACAGCGGCCGCACCCAGACCGGCGCGGCCGTCGTCAGTCCGCTGTTCACGGTCGAAGCACTTGGATATAGCCGAGCGGCTGTCAGTAAAACTATGCTGTCGCAGATCCTGAAGATCATTGCAAAAGGGCAGCAGTTCCAGCTGTACTACTTTTCCGCTTACTACGGGGCGTGGTGTCAGGCGTGGTTTTACGTCGGCAAAGGGCAGCTGAATATCGGGCGCCTGAACGAAGACAAAGAGTTGTTTACGTCCCTGGAATTTAACATGGTCAGCGTCAACCCGCTGACGTGATTGGAGGCGACATGATATGCGAATAGTCGACAGTCAAATTACAAGCGCCTACCCGTCGCAAACGAATTTTGTGGTAGAAGCATCTTTCACGTGGGCTCACGATATCACATTTGAGAAGAACGGTGAAACTATAACGCTGAAGGCCGGGCAGTATCTGCAGGCAGACAGGCAGTTTTTCCGCCCGGGTGGCACGAAGATCACGGCACAGACATCGTCTAGCAGCTACCCCGTCGGGCTATCTGTGTGCAAATGCGCGACGATCGAAATGTACGACATCGGGTGGTCGACCCCAGACTACTGGTCACTATACGAGGGGGCAACAGCGCATCTGAAAGCGGCTATCACCATTGACGGCATTGAACGCATGGTGGATATGGGCAGCTTCAAGGTCTATGAAGTAGAAACCGTGCACGGCATCGCCACACTTACCTGTTACGACGCCATGAAGGCGGCAGATGTGCTGTGTCCGGCAGCGATGCAGGGGGACCATACCTACATAGATCTGTGGGAGCTGGCGGCGAATCAGCTCGGCCTGACAGCCAGCGCAATTGATGGCGACTTGGGATATAACGCACTGGCGACCGTGGACACACAGCACACCATCCGGCAGGTGATCGAAGCAATTGCGCTGGCCTGCGGTGGCAATGCCATGGTGTCGGGAAACGCACTGTTTGTGCGCCCAATCACGTCTGCGGCAGATGTGACGCTCACGCAGTGGATCAACCCGGTAGAGGTGGCGAAAACGCCGGTAGAAGTTACAGGCGTGCGCGTGAAAAAGACGTTCGCCAGTGACGGGCAGGAACACACGTATTTTTCCGGTGCCGGAGGCTATGTTATTGAACTGAATGACGACAATTTGTGGCTGGGCATCGAAGGGCCAGCAGGGTCGATCACGGTCGCTGCTGAAGCAGTCGCGGCGACGGCGTACGAGCAGCTGAAAAATAAGCCGATCTATAAGTTTTCTGGTGACCTTCCGGCCGACCCGCGGCTTGACATTTTTGACAAGGTTATCGTCAAGGACATCAGCGGCCGGGAATACCCGTCGATCATCACGGATTATACGTTCGTGTTTTCCGGGAAAACGTCGATTGGCAACAGCGTAGAGTCCAGCAGTAGCTACAACACATCCGATAGCGGCCCTTCCGGATCGTCGCCTTCCGGCGGTGGTGGTGGCACGATCGATGTGGACAGCGCGCTATCCAGCACCAGCACAAACCCGGTGCAGAACAAGGTCATCACATCTGCACTGGCCGGTAAGGCCAGCACAGCAGTGGCCACACAGTCAGCAGCTGGTCTGATGTCCAAGTCAGACAAGGTCAAACTGGACGGCGTTGAGGACGGCGCGACCAAGACCATCGTCGATGACGTCATGTCGGACACATCCACCAACCCCGTGCAGAACAAGGTGGTCATGAAGTACATCGACAGCCGCGGCTCTCTGCCGCCGGTCAGCGCTCAGAACGATACGATGTTGATTCAGGTCGTGGACGGAGCTTATGCACTGCGCACCAAAGAATCCATCTTCCCTGTCGATGACGCGCTGGACACCGAGTCCCAAAACGCTGTGGAGAACGGCATTATTGCGCGCCGTTTTGAGATGCTGAGCGAGGTCACGCTGCCCGCGACCAGCACGCGCGACGGTCTGATGTCCAAGGACGACAAAGCCAAGCTCGACGGCGTGGAGGCTGGTGCGAACAAAACAGTTGTGGACGCGGCACTGGATGCGTCCAGCACGAATCCAGTCCAGAACAAAGCGATCAAAGCCGCGTTGGACAGCAAAGCCAGCACAGCGGAAGCGACAACCGGTGCTGCAGGTCTGATGTCGGCGGCGGACAAGACAAAGCTCGACGGTGTGGAGGCGGGTGCAAACAAGATCACCGTGGATGCGGCACTGGATGCAGCATCGGAAAACCCCGTGCAGAATAAGGCCGTCAAGACGGCGTTGGATAGCAAGCTGTCAACACTGGGCGGCGAAATTTCGGGAAATCTGGATGTGGGACTTACAGTCGGAGCTGGCGGGGCTGTTTCTACTGGCGTGACGAGATTCGATAGCGGCATCCACTTTGAGAAAGCTGCTTCTGACGCTGGGCGCATTTCGCATGGCTTTTCCGAAGCCGACGGTGA